CCGTATCGCTTCTTCGAGTACAAAAAATAGGGACAATACACCTTTTCGAGCTCAAGGTTGTTTGGGGCCTTGAAGAGAGCTGTGCACTGCTCGGCAGCTTGTTCTCCGAGCTTCCAGCTGTAATCAATCGCATCTTGTCCTGTTCTTCCACCAACATCAAACTCCACCATCACTGAATCTGTGTTGTGAACGATGAGCTGACCTACCCCAGCGTGAAAGTGGTGATTTTCAGTAGTCAAATCATATACAAAACCAGTGTATCCCTCGATATTTTCAATTTTTTTGATTTCTGTTTCTGATCGTCTAAGAGAACTTTTAGAGTACGTTATTCTGTAAATATCCGCCTTATCCTGTCGAACCTGAACACTCACATTGTATCCGAGACTTTTCAAAAGAGTAAATATTTTGATCAATTCGTGTGCCTGGTCCAACTTTGTCTCCATCGGCATCGTATAAACCTCTAAGAAAAGCCTCTTTTGTTTCTTTGCTCGCGTTTAAAATGCAATCTGGAATTTTTTTGTTTCTCGATTCAGTGTAAAACATCGAACTCCACTCAAGTGCAAACTTCTTAACTTGACCATTTAGGTTAAGCTTGTACACACCAGATGATTTCATAGTATCGTAAATTTTACACTCGTAATTTGGAAACTCTGTGAGGATGATATCTCGATACTCGTTGAGTAAATTTAAATCTGCATTGTTTAACTGCCAAGAAGACTTGTCGCACGAAGAGTAGTATCCACAAGATCCATCACCTAGAAAGAATCCATACAACCTAGCTAATCCATTCGATATTGGTGGCGACAAGTTATCAAATGTTGTCGGGAATGAGTGTAAAAGTTCGTCTCCAACTATCAATTCAGTTGGTTTAACCATTGAACCATCTTTTCGAACAAGAGAATGATCAGATGTCACTTTGACAGATCCAGTATGAGTTGTAATTCGAAGGATTGGTTTATCTGTTTTGTGGCGAATAATTGTTTTTACAGCAGTCCATCCTCGTTCTGTCCAAGTTTCAACATCTTGTATGTTTGAAAATTCTTTTTCACCGTCTGACATCCAAGGTGATCCTTGCAATTCGTCGATTCTTTTCACAGTTAGTAGACCATTTATTTTGAGAAGTAAACCAGTATCCTCTGTGACCGAGTCCCCGTACCTCACCTTTGCACCCGGAAAGTTTGCTTCAACGTAATTCTTTGTCGTCTCAATCATATTTCGACCTTTCATAGTGACTGTCGAAGCTATTGGTACACAAGGGAGCATACCTTTTCCGGCTCCAGTGAAACCATACACCGAATTCATAGAAATTTTGTAGGCGAGCTGTTTACCGTTGTAAACCGCCTTCATAGAACCAGTCGCGTTTGCCATATCCGCTTTCGCCTTTTTACGAAATGCCTTGAGTTCTCGAAGAACCGCGGGAAGAAGACTAGGGACATCTTGGGCAAACTTGTGTTCTCCGAATTGTTCATATGTTATTCCTGGAACGTTATCGTACTTTGGGTCCAATACAAGTGTTGAATAACAAAGATTGTGTGCAATCATAATGGAAGGATACAGACCTTCAAAATCGAGAGCTGTGATGGGGGCGTAGTATGCACCGGTTTGCGCCTCGAGTACAGTCGCACCCTCGTACCCCTCTGAAGGCACTGATCCCCACCGAATTGTGGGAACCATGTACCCAAGTTCCCTCGCTTTTCGAGTCATCTGTGAAAATACTTTGATTTGCTGACCTCGTTCAGTGAGATACTGAATAGGAACCCACGTCGCCTTGGCCATCTCGAGGAGATTCAAGAGATTGCACAGTTTGTCAAGAAGGCGATGTGGTAAGAGTGTGTCTTGTATACAGTACTTGGCCACTTCAGCGAGTTTATCCGGATCACCCTCCTCGAACCTCTTGAACATTTCTTTTGGACTCATATCAAGTTTTCGATCTCCAAGAAACTTTTCGGATACAAAGTTCAGAGAGTACGAGTCGAGTTGTTTTTCTCTCTTGACATCGTGAAAAAGGTCAAATATGTATCTTCCAGCCATTGGGAGGGTTTTCAAGATGTTGTCGCCGAGTGCGTTTGAAGAAAGTTTCTTGTACACCATATCACACGTGTGATCCTTGAGTTTACTCAGATCCATAAACTGCATAGTGCACCCAGTCATCATAGCCCTCTTTGCTAAAAACTCCAAGTCAAACCCGAATATGTTCCAACCAGTCAATATATCTATGTCGTGTTTAATAACATAATCGCGAAACCCAAGAAGAAGATCTTTTTCAGTATCGTAACTCGTGATTGTGTACCCTTCAACTGGGGATGTTTTCTTGTAACACAAACAAGTCTTGTCGTAAATGTCCGGATTTCCGAGACGACGAAGAGTGATGGCTATTTGAAAAACACAATCACCTTCAATGTCAGGATCTGGAAACTTTCCAGTTGAGCTATTTGTTTCAATATCAAAGGATGCGACAACGAAAGGAGCCAGGGTATCATTTTCAATCGGTTTCAACGTCTTCCAATCATTACAGAATAAATCAATGTTGCATCTCGTGAGGTTGGCTCGAATGCAGTTGTCACCCGTTTCAAGCCATCCAGTCGATTGAATACCAGTGCGATGCATGAACCTCAGAAGAGGCTCGACATTTGACTCGTAGACACGAAGAGGTTTGTTTTCTTCTGGGAGAGCGTATCTGAGTTTTGAATCACACGACTTCATAGCAGGCATCTTTTCGTTGTTTTGAAATCCCCACAAGTCTTTTGCGCTCAAAATACCAAAACATTTCGGTGCATTTTTACCACAGACTTTTACAATTTTGTTAAAAAGAATATTAATTCCAGATTCATTTATATTTTGTGGAAGACGAATGAAAAAATAAGGTCTAAATGCAGTTGTAACGCTTACTGATTTCGAGTCGGATGTTCTTCCGAATATTGTTATGGTGTGTTCATCGTCAACGTCGCGAGCTTCCCACGTGATGGCTTCGAATGCAACCATTTTATTTATCATCAAGCGCTCAAATCTTTTAATATATTTCTAGTGTAACAATAAAGATGTCTATTGATCTTGTGGCAAAAGGAATACAGGATGCGTATCTCACTGGTAACCCAGAGGTTTCTTTTTTTCGTCAGCAGTACAAGCGCCACACGAATTTTGCACAACGATCCGTTAAAATTATCCCACAGGGCACGCTCGCTCCAGGACAGACAGTGTCCCTCAAAATCCCAAATAAAGGAGATCTGTTAGGATACGTCTGGCTCGATTTAGGACAGGGTACAGTGTGTGATTTAGACACATCAAATGCGGCTTCGTACCTGAATCCTGAGTCAGCCATCAACTCGTGCGGTATATGGGCAGATAGTGATCAGAATACAGCTATTTTCGAGCTCTACATTGGTGGTCAGCTCATCGATCGTCAGGATTCCGTGTTTATGGTTCAGCACTGGCAAAAGTTTTTGCTCGATAAGAGCTCCGCGGCACCAGCAGCCTCGAACGCCGGAAACATTTACACTTCCACGTGGCTTCCTCTTCACTTTTTCTTTTGCGATTCCGTGTACCTTCCTCTCGTCGCGCTCCAGTACCACGAAGTCGAGATTCGCATTCAGTTCTCAGGGGCATCAGGCTCAGCCTTATCCCCAGCTACAACCGCCACCAATATGGCCAACATCAAATTTTACGCCAATTATATCCTTCTCGATACAGAAGAAAGAACGGCGCTTGTGAATAAAGACCAGGATTACCTCATCGAACAAGTTCAAAAGATTACATTTAATTCAAACAAGTGCGATTTGAGTTTTCTCAATCACCCAGTCAAGTGCATCACGTGGGGTCAAGGTGATCCAGCGTACACTCCAAACCCTTCTTCAAACACAGTTCAGTTGTATCTCAATGTACTGAAATGTTCAACGTTCCTATGCCCTACAAGATGTTCAACCAGGTTCAAAGTTACTACCACGCGGAAATTGCGTCGTACCGTATGGCGTGGCCCCTCGATCTCATTCAGATGTACTCGTTTGCACTTAAAGCGAACAAGCATCAACCCTGCGGCTCTTGTAACTTTAGCCGGCTCGATAACGGCGCTCTACAACTCGACACCGGAGCTCCTCCTTACCTGTACGCAGTCAACTACAATATTTTAAGAATCCAAAAAGGTTTGGGAGGTCTCGCATTTAGCAACTAAGAAGCCTCTCCTCTTGTGTGAACACGAGATCCTTTCCTTCTTGAGATCTCTTAATAACCGCACTCGCACTACGAAATGCACCTACTATATTTTGAGTTCCGAATGTTAGAGCTGTGCCTTCTTCAATATTCATACGACACGCGGTTGCAATTGCATCTTGATTCGCACCCATAAATATAAACTTCCAACCGAGTTCCTTTTTTTCACTTATGAGACGACTGATGTCACCGTAATTGTGTTTTCTGCTGGAGTTCTCTTCACCGTCCGTGATGATAACAACAGTCTTTGGTGTATCGTCAATCTTAAGAATACTCGCAATTGCGTCAAGAAGAGCAGTTGAGCCACGTGGAATATACGTGGAGTGCTTGAGAGGAGAGGCCTCACTTATGAGTTTATCTTTGTACACTTCTGTGAATTCGTGATCAAAAAGATACAAACTAATTGTATCACTTTGATCAGAATTTTTAAGAAAAGCATTGTAACCACCTATGGTGTCATCGAGACACAATTGCATTGAACCAGAACGATCAAGAAGACAAGCGATCTTCATTTTTATTATGTATACATCTTCTTTTTTATACCCCTGTTGAACCAAATCCACCAGATCCCCTTTCAGTCGTCTCGCTTATGAAATCCACTGGAACGACTGGGTGAATTTCAAACTTTTCAAGAATCAATTGAGCGATTCGATCACCAGCCTTCACCTCGAAAGTTTCCGCACCGTGATTGAAAAGAAGAACGTGAATCTCACCTGTGTAGTCGGGATCTATGACACCTGCACCAACCTGAATACCCTTTTTAACAGCGAGACCAGATCGAGGAGCTATTCTACCATACACTCCCTTGGGCAACTTTATAGCAATTCCAATCGGCAAAAGTTTTCTTTGACCGGGCACAATGATGTCATCTTGAATAGCTGATAAATCGTAGCCAGCTGATCCAGAAGTAGCGATGGTGGGTATAATTGCTGCAGTTTTCAATCGTGCGACTTCCATTTTATTCCTTTATTCCCATCAATTCTTTAAACTGCGTTTCATTGTACCAAATTCTATTGTGAAAGAAGTACCCATTTATGAATAACCCCATTTCATTCTCGTATCCCCACACTTGATAGTTATCCGGCGGAACACC